TGAAGGAAGATGATCCGATCACCCAGGCCTATGTCGGCTGGGCAGCAAAGTACGGTATCAGCCAGCAGGCGTTCGAGGATCTTGCGGGGCAGATCGTCAGCATGGGTGGCGCACAGGCCGAGGAAGTGCAGCGCACGATCCAGCAAGAGCGTGAAGCACTCGGACCCAATGCCGAAGCCATCATCAGCAACATGGCTACCTGGGGACGCGGTATGGTTTCCAAAGGCATCTGGAGCAAAGAGGACTTCGAGGAGTTCAAGGTCTGGGGTGGCACGGCCAACGGGATCAAGGCTCTGATGAAGCTGCGTGAGACCTATGAAGGCCGAGTTCCAGTGCAGTCTGCCCCGCCAGAAAGCGGCATGAGCGACGAGGAACTGCACCAGATGGTGGCCAACCCAGAGTACAAGTCCAACCCTGCCTATCGGGCAAAGGTTGAAAAGTTGTTCGAAAAGAGGTATGGTTAGGTCTGTCTCCCTGAGTGTTGCAAAGAGTTCACCCCGGCTTGTCCGGGGTGTTTTTTTGGTGCCAAGCACAGGAGGGTTCAGTGGCAAGTAGGCAAGTAGAAGCTCTAAAAAGAAAAGCTGCCCGCACTGCTTGGAAGCTAAGATCTTCCAACATGAGCGACAACGAAGTTGCTCTTGCGCTTCGCAAGACTTCTGATCCGTTTATTAGATCTATTGAATGGCTTCAGCTTCGCAAAGAAGCTATCGCCAAGTACGGACTTGTGTGCTGTAAATGTGGCCGAGAGAACAGCCGCAAGTTCCCAATCAACATAGATCACATAAAGCCAAGGAAGCTATATCCAGAGCTGGCTCTAGACATTGAGAACCTTCAGCCTTTGTGCGGTCCATGCAACAAAGCAAAAGGGAACAGGCACCAGACAGATTACAGGCAGCGTCTAGCGGCTACCACCCTTGGGCGAGCTTTGTCAAAAATATCTTGACAAGTGCTCAAAACCTTGCTCTACAATCTCGGCACGGACAACCACTAGGCCCGTAGCACTCGGGCGCGGAGCGCAGCGCGAAAGTCAAGGCCTGACGCCAGTCAGACAACCAGCGACGACACCCTCAATCCTTGATCGGAGATTCACATGGCAATCAGCATTTCGAATGCCTTTGTGACCCTGTTCGATGCGGAGGTGAAGCAGGCGTATCAAGCTGATGCGGTTCTGCGTAACACTGTCCGTCTGCGTACTGGTGTCACGGCAAGCACCCACAAATTCCCGAAGATCGGCTCTGGCGTGGCTACGGCCCGCGTGCCGCAAACCGATGTCACCCCGCTGAACGTCACCTACAGCCAGGCGACGGTCACGCTGTCTGACTGGGTTGCTGCCGAATATTCGGACATCTTCAACCAGGCCAAGGTCAACTTCGACGAGCGTGCGGAGTTGGTGCAGGTGGTGGGCAAGGCGATTGGTCGCCGCGCTGACCAGCTCATCATCAACGCCCTGGCGAACTCTAGCTCTACCCTGACTGTCAGCAATGACATTGGTGGTACGGACTCCAACCTGAACGTAGCCAAGCTGCGTCGGGCGAAGTCTTTGCTGGATACCGCCAACGTGCCGATGGATGACCGCTACATCCTGATCCACGCTGCCAACCTGCAAAGCCTGCTCTCTGAGACGGCTGTGACCTCGACGGATTTCAACACCGTCAAGGCTCTGGTGCAGGGTGAGCTGGACACCTTCCTAGGCTTCAAGTTCGTCACTATCGGTGACCGCTCTGAAGGCGGTCTGACGGGTGGTGGATCTGGCCAGGACCGCAAAGTGTGGGCATGGCACAAGTCTGCTGTCGGCATGGCTGAGGGCATGGGCATCCGCTCGGAGATCAACTACATCCCCGAGAAGACGTCTTGGCTGGTTGCTTCCATGCTGTCGGCTGGCGCTGTCGCCATCGACGCTGGCGGCATTGTTGAAATCACCTGCCGAGAGTAAGGAGCACTGACATGGCTTTTTCTGCAACTGGTTGGGCCACCATCGGCGCATCGAAGCGCGGCAACGCTCCTTCGGTGTATACCTACAGCACGGCTGACGCTATCGGCACTGTGAACGACTCGGGTTATTTCAATGACCTGGCGAACTCGTTGTCTGTCGGTGATCTGATCTACTGTTTCACCAGCACGGGCGGCACTCCTGCTGCTCATCTGGTGTGGGTGATTAGCAACAGCGCGGGTGTCGTTGACGTCACCAACGGCACGGTGATTACCGCAACTGACAGCGACTGACGATCTCAGTCTCTGAAGCCGGGGGCCGATTCTGTTACCGCAGGTCGGCCCCTTCTTACATGCGAACCTATACGCAGCGCCATAGTGGCACTGCCATCGTTTGTGGTGGCGCTCCGTGTGTGTTCGAGGATCTTGCCAAAGCCAAGGCGATGCGTCCTGATGCCGTTGTTCTAGGGTGCAACTACGCACCCACGATGATCCCGGAGATCAAGCAGGTTTGGTCTCAGGAGGCATCACGCTTTGGCAGGATGCTGAAGCATCGGATGCCCGATGTGGAGATCCACACGGCTGACACGCCGCAGTCTGGCATGGAGGCTTTGTACGAGGCCGACTACTGCTGGCCTGAGTTGGAGTGGGTGTGCGGCACAAGCGGGTTTGCTGCTGGCCTGTGGGCCAAGCATGGCATGGGTTACGACGAGGTGATTCTGGTGGGCGTCCCGCTGGATCGCACGATGAAGTCTTACGAGAAGTCTTACGCTTCGCCGTTCAACCAGCACAACATGGCTTTTGCCGAGGATCGTCTATACGATCAATGGCAGCAGCAGATCAAGTCGCACAAGCTGAACGGCAAGACTGAAGGTATCTTCTCAATGTCTGGTTACACCCGGCATCTGCTGGGTGAGCCGAAGGAGTAAGCGGTGGCAGCAGGCGATACCTCACTGAGCATCTGTTCTGATGCGCTGCTGATGCTGGGGGCGCGTCCCATTTCGTCCTTCAACGAAGGCACGGACGAGTCCAACATCTGCGACCGTCTGTATCCCAACATCAAAGACTCCACGCTGCAAGCCTATCCGTGGTCTTTCAGCATGAAGAAGATCCAGTTGGCCAGGACGGTCAACACGCCTGTCAACGAGTGGAAGTATGAGTACGTCCTGCCGAGCGACCGCATTGGTCCGATCCGGCGCGTGTTCAACAGCTCGGCCATTGGCGCTGGGACGTACACAGATTGGATGGTGCAGGGCGACAAGCTGCTGACCAACCAAGAGACTGTGGTGGTGGACTACCAGTTCAGCCCGCAAGAATCCACCTGGCCTGCGTACTTCGTGCAGCTCATGAAGTACATGATGGCGTGGCATCTTGCTGGCCCGATCACGGATCAGGACTCAAAGGCCCAATACTGGCAAGCCATTGCAGTTGGATCTCCGAGCGAGAACAACCGCGGCGGCTACATGCGCACGGCGATGGTCATCGATGGCCAGGGCAACACGACACCGAGTTTTGAGGACTTCACTCTGACGGCTGTGAGGTTCTGATGCGCATCGTCCAGATTCAGACCAACTTCAGCAGCGGTGAGCTTGACCCGCTGTTGAAGGCGCGTGTCGATCTGAATCAGTACCAGAACGCTGCTGAGACCCTGACCAATGTGCTGGTGCAGCCGCAGGGTGGTGTGCGTCGGCGCAATGGCCTGAAGCACTTGATGGAGATCCCGAGCGCGGCAAGTCCTGCCAACGGGACTCGGATGGTGCCGTTCGAGTTCAGCGTCAGCGACAGCTACATGCTGGTATTTGCAAGCCAGCGCATGTACGTCTTCAAAGACGGTGCGCTCATCACCAACATCAACGGCTCTGGCAATGACTATCTGACCACGACTGCGGTCACATCGTCTGTGCTATCTACGATGTGCTGGACGCAGAGTGCTGACACGCTGATCCTGACGCAAGAAGACATGCGCACGCAGAAGATCGTGCGTGGTGCGACGGATGCAAACTGGACGATCTCTGATCTGACGTTCAACAGTCAGGCAAAGTACGCATTCACCGCGGTGGAGTACAACCCTCCTGGCACGCTGCGCCCGCAGACGGCTGCTGGCAGTGTCTATGTGCTTGCAAGCTACGGCAAACAGCAAGCATCTGGCACTGCGCAGGCAGGCTCTGCAAACACGATTACGCTTGCTGCTGGCGACACCAATGCCGACGATTACTACAACGGCATGGTTGTAGAGATTACTGGAGG